ATGGGTCACGACCACGGACAGTCTTACAATAATTATTCGGTTTAGGTATATCTACTTTTTCTGTTTTGTAAATATTTTTCATATCTTCCTCGGTGTAGGCTACTGCTTTTTTCATCAGTAATTTATATAGATCTAACTGTCCACATTTAGCTGTTTTAAATTTCTTTTTCTTACCTGTATGAACCTCATACCAACGCTCAGCTTGAAAAACACTTAAAGAAGGAGCCATTTTTATAGGATCACCTATGTAAATACCACCGCCTTTAATTTTATGCATATCAGTCATGTAAATCTTCACTACCCGACTAGGATAGTCAGGTAGGAAGTAAACAAAGTTTATATCGTACGCTGGGTGCATACTATGCAGCGTTAGCGTAGTCAATAGCTTTAGTCATGGCTCTAGTTTTTAAACCAGCCCTAGCCCCAAACCAAGCGTTATGCATTGCTGCGTCACGGTCGTGTCCCCATTTATGGTCAACTACAAAAGTAACTGCATTCATAGCACCCCACCAAGTACCAGCACTACTTTTTAAGTTGGCTCCTGGTTGTTGTTCAAGTGCTTCGTATACCTTACTAGGTGCACGCTGGAACTCATCAAGCATAGTAGCACGAGCCACGTACTTTTGTTCGTCCTTAGTGTTTTCTAGTATTTTTTGCTGTAACGCTAGTTTAGGTTGCATTAAGTCAGCTATATAAGAAACTACAGTATCTTTGGTGTATTTTCTACTACATAGATATTCTGCTGCTTCTTTATACTCTTTCATACGGTTACTTGCTAAACCTAGTGCTTCTTCAGCAGTGGTTATTAAATCACCGTCAAAAGCTTTAGTATGAGCCATTTTAAAATGTGGCTGAGTTTTGTCGGCTAACGCCATGCTAAGTGTATTATTACACACTACCCTAATAGGTGTGAATCTAATTTCGTTAGACTTACCCCACTCATGACTTACAGACACAAGTAAATTACCTAATACTCTATCGTCTCCTGGTAGCGTAAAGCTTTCATCTACTTTAGCCATACCCCATATTTGACGACCGTCTTTTAATGACCCCGCAGTTTCCATAGTCATATTACCAGCGTCGGTAAATTTCTTAAAAAACGTAAAAGCGTCACGGTTTTGGGTTGGTATAAACTTTGGTCCACATGGTCCAAATACTTGGTTATCACTATCACGTACTAATAGTGAGTGGTTAGGTGCCATGATTAAGTCTTTAGACTTATCAGGGTCAGCGTTATCATATGTAAATATTTCACGCTTACTTACTGTCCAATCAAGTCCAGCTTGTACTAACATTTCGTCTGGTGTTAAGTTACTATCAACTTTAACACCTAGCCCATGCCAGGGAACTTCCCCTGCATAAGCCATAGTTTCAACGGCTGCTGCCATAATAGTACCTCCTTAAAGGTTGTTATGTTAGCCTGTATTAGCTAACTACCTTTATTAAACTATAAGTCACTAGTGATTAAAAGGATATTCAAAATGATCATTTACCAACGGTTGAAGAATCGTATTTACCTTTTATAAGTCTAATGTTTTGAATATCTAACCATTCTCTTAACTGAGTAATTCTTTGTTTAGTGGTTAGTTCAGGTGTGTTATCTATTTCAGATTTTTTATCCATGTATGCTTTATAACCAGTGTAGTAATCTCCGTTACCTAATTGATTAAATCTTATTATCTGCCACACACGTGCTTTAGTAATCCCATATTTGATTCCTATTTCTTCTAGGGTCATGGCTTCTTTCCAGTAGTGTGAGTATATATTTGAATACATAGTATCTTTTTCTGTACGTTTAGTCATTAAAAAACTCCTTATAATGAACCGTTGCTTCTCCCCAGTTTTTACCTATCTCCGCATCAACTTTATTGGGAACACATAAAGGTGTGCATTCTGCCATGATTTTTATTATAGTCTCACACTGATGTGTGTCGGTTACTGAGATGTCTAACTCATCATGTACTTGAGTGTGTGGGAGTATACCTTCTTTGTATAACTCTACCATAGCTTGTTTAGTCATATCTGCTGCTGAACCTTGTATAAGTCTGTTCATAGCTTTATAGGTGTAGGCTCTTTTAACCTGACTACCATATTCGGTAACAGCTTTTTCATAAGGGTAGGGTGGTTTTCTATCATTCTTAGGCTCATATAAATTAAACCTACACTTACGACCAGCGATAGTAGTGATATATCCACGGTTAGCCCCTAGCCTAGCACACTGATCTCTTAAACCTTTGATAAAAGGTACTCTTTTATGATAGGTATCAAATAATATTTCTGCTTCTTGCATAGATAAGTCTAGTTGTTTAACCAGCTTTTCTTTACCCATACCATAACTAAGACCTAAGTTAATTATTTTAGCTTCTTTACGACTTATGTTAGCCATGTCTGCCACAACCTGATGAAAGTCTGCGTCTTTATTACGGTAAGCATCTACTGCATCTGCTGCACCTTCTTGCTCGGTAGCTGAGGCATAGTGTACTGTTAATCTAGGTTCTTGCTGAGAGTAATCGAACACACCCCAGTAATGGTCTTTTTCTGGTACAAAGATACTACGTATAAGTGGACCAATGTCTTCGTTACGGGCTGGTACTTGTTGTAGGTTAGGATTACTACTACTGAATCTACCTGTTACTGTGCCTCCACGGTCACTACGTAACGGATGAAGTTCTCCGTGTATTCTACCGTTTACGTTATGCTCTAGTATCATTTTATCTATAAAGGTAGTTCTAGCTTTGTTTAACTTACGTGCTCTTACTATATTATTAGCTAACTTATGGTCGTGGTTTTCTAACCAATCACCTGAAAAAGAAGGGGCGTTAGTTTTAGGAGTGCGTGGGTAACTTAACCCAGCTCTATCAAACACGGTAGCTACTGACTGTGCTGCCCATAGGTCTGGTTTAGTACCGAACTCTTTATGGATAGCGTTTAATATTGAGTCTTCTTCTTTCTTTAATCTTTTACTTACTTTTTCAGCTACATCTAGATCTACTGGTACGCCTTTATATCTCATGTCTAAAAGTATAGGTATAAGTGAAGTTTCTAGGTCGTAAATTTTACCTACGTTTTCTAACTTAATTAATTCTTTAAACACCTGCCATAGTTTTAATGTCAGCTCTGCATCTTGCTCGCCGTATGGACCAACATATTTGGCTGGTAGTTTATACATTTCACTTTTAGGGTTTAACCCATAAGCTTCTGCTGCTTCAATAAGTAAAGTTTCATCTTTAGTTTCTCCGCAATATTTTTCACCTAAATTATTAAGTGAGTAGCTGTATTGATTCTCATCTATTAAAGGTGCTGCGAACATGGTGTCTTGTATTTTACCGTTTACCTTAACCCCATAACGTTTTAACCAACCCATATCATATAAAGAATTATGAAATATTTTATCGTTTTCGTACGTCATCTGTTTAGTAAACCAACGTAATACTAAACCTTTATCTAAATTACCACCACCTTCGTGTTGTATAGGGAAGTACATACTAAAGTCTTTAGTCGCTACTCCTATACCAGTAATATATCCCGTATCGGGGAAAGCCCAAGATGGACCATGAGACATTAATAGTGGGTCGTATGTCTCTAGATCTATAGCTACCTCGCTGTATCCACTCAGGTCTGGTAAACTACTTGGTGGTGTCCAGTCCACCTCAGGCGTAAATAAACTTATTTGTCTTTCTTGCATTTTATCCTTTCTCTAAGTTCGCTACTACTAAACGTGTGTTGTCTGTAGTTATAGTAAACTTCTTTACTAGGTAAATTAAATTCTTCTTTACCTGTAAAATGTTTATTCATATACTCTTCACCTATAATTCTTACGTCCCAAGGTATAGTCCTTAATATATTGCGTACGTCTTCTTCACTTTCATATACTATAGTTTCGTCTACGTACCTACAAGCGTTTACCTGTATTTGACGCTCTAATAAACTTTGTATAGGTTTATTTTTATCTGAGTTTTCTTTATTAGGGTCAGCGTGTATACAGGCTATTAAATAGTCACACTCATTTTTAGCTTCTGATAACATAGCTACGTGTCCAGCGTGAAATAAATCAAAAGCACTAAACGTTATACCTCTCTTCATTGTGTAAAATACTCTTTATCTTGTTTAGGTTTACTGGTAACGTGAGCCTCTACTAACAGTAAGTACCTACGTAAATCACGTATATCATCTAATATGCCTGTATCAGTAAGGTCATCTTTAATAGTTTTAAATACGTCATAGTTATTCTTACCTACTTGATTCTCTATCCTATCCCACTTACGGGCTAACATCATAAATGCACCTACCCCACCACGTTTACGCCAACTATCACCGTAACTTTTTTGGGCTTCCTCTAAAGCTGTTACGTCGCCGTGTGCTAGTAAATCTATAAAATTAAAATCACTACCTTCCATTTATATACCTCCATATATTTTAGTGAGGTACCCAAGTAATTGTTTACCTCTTTTATTTAAATCGTTATCAGCTAGGTACTCAACACCGTTGCTAAAAACTTCATTCATATTAGTATTGCCTAAACGTCTTTGACGTACACAAAATACTAACAACTCAAACATATCAGCTTGTTTACCTAACTTAACCTCCTCAGGTTTTAATTGATAACTTATACCTATATCGTTTTCGTATTTGTCTTCTATCCTTTTTAACACACTAACTAAATCAGGGTTAGCCCATTTAACAGGGGCAGGAATATCACCAGTAAATAATTCAGCTACGTCATGTGTTAACGCTCTTAATATAGCTTCTTTACTTACGTTAGGTTCTAGATACTGTAGTATCATAGCCACGCCCCAAGAATGAGAAGCCACCGACTGCTCACCTATCGTTTCTAGGGTGTGATAACGCTTAATAGTTCCACCACGTATCATATTGAATAAATCATTCATATCTGTCATTACACATTTTCTCCTTACCAAAGTAACACCACTTACAACCGAATGTGCTAGGTTTAGCTGGGAACTCGGTAGCGTCGGTCATGGCTATAGCACGGTCATTTAATTTCTTTTGTTTGTGTACTATATTTTCTGCACTATATTCATACCTGTCTATTTTGCCATGGTCTAAGTACCACAGTTCAGTAGTAATAGTTTTTATTTCAGGCATACGTTCTAATACCACAGCTCCATATAACTCACACTGTTCTCTGTGTGTCTCCTGATTACCGTCATATCTGCCAGTTTTAAAATCTATAACTCTGGCGGTATCAGTACCGTCTATGTGTACAAAAGAATCAACTTTAGCCCTACCCCATGTAGTTTCACCGAACCATGGTGCTTGTTTCCAGTCTTTATCAAAAGCCCAATCACCCTCACATGTTACGTAACCTTTAAGGTGTAAGTCTTTTAATACGTCAAAAGCTTCTTCAAAGTCGGCCAATTCTTTAGGTATAGTTTCATACCTACCTCTTATATAGTCTTCACACATAGTGTGAATGTCCTTACCTCTGTCCATAGCCTTATTTCCAGGCTCTTTAATACGTTTTACATAAGCAAAATGTGCTTTCTTAGGGCAACTTTCAAACGTTGCTAACCTACTATAAGACCATTGATTTATTTTATCACTCATTTAGCTCTCCTTAACAGCCAGTCAAACCCTGCGGTAGACCAATCTGTTGCTATACAGTTTTGTACTTCTGACATAGCGTCATCAGTTTCTCCTTGCTTATGTAAAAACCATGCATCTTGTAAAGGCACAGCTACATGACTAAAAAAGATATCATCAAATTCTATATCTTCAAAAGGTTTACGTTCTAAGAATTTATATAAGTCTTTATTCCAGTCTTCTATATTATTACTGTTAACCATAGGGTAATAATTAATACCTCTATTTTCATAAGGGTTTTCAAAGTGTTTCATAGAGTAGTAATCAAACACATCAGCTTCTTCTAATTGATTATGCATGTCTTCAAACACTTTAGTATACGCATGAAAACTATCACTAACTTGAGTATATGCCCCTATGCTAACGTCTATAGCACTAGCTACATACTCATGTAACATAGACATATGTACTATATTAGCCCCAAAAGTACCCCAGATAGCATCATTAGATCTGCAACATACTGTCATAAGTAGTTCATTATTACGTACTTTAAAATAGATAGTAGTATTACAAGGTACATCAACACCTTTACGGTCAAGGTCTTGTACGGGATCCCACATTTGTAGTACACATCTTCTATCGGTAGGGTCTTCTTTTAGCCTTCTTATAATTATTTCTAACTGATTAATTTTATTGACAGGTGTCTTTTCAAAGTAGTCAATCCATCTCCAACCGTAAGCACCGTGAAGTGTTTTACCGTCATCACTGTACTCACTCATACGTTGATTATATTGTTTAACAAACTCTAAATCATTACGCCCAGCTAACATCCATAAACCTTCCATAAAATGGAAGAAAGGGTTAGCGTCTCTTATTTCTTCAAACAATACTCTTTCGTAAGGTTTTTCATATACGGTAGCTACTGGTACGTCATGTTCTATTACGTTACCTGCCCTGCTTTCTCTTATATCCTGCTGGTCAAAAGATAACATATCCATAGCCTTGACAAAACCATCATTTACATTTCTACAATTTATTACATCCATTAAAATAACTCTCCTGCTTGTTTATTGATTCCACTGTTATACGCTCTTTTCCATTGTACGTTCACGTCTTTACGTACTCCCCCACCCCACGCTGTTTTAGTTTCTTTCTCAACTATTTTAACAAAGTCTGGGTGTAAACTGTGTAGTAACTCAGCACCTTTAGTTTGTACCTCGTCAGTACGCCACTCACTACAACCTCCAGCAGCATTGGAAGACTTTTGACCTTGTGCATAATAGTAGCTAATCTTACTAGCTTTACCTTGACGTAATAGCTGTAAATTTATATCAAAATCTTCCATTACCTCAGTTCTAGCTAATTCTATGCCGTCAAACATATCTAGGTTATATCCTAATACTCTCATGTATCTAGTGTTTTCTACTGATAAATGTTCTACCCTATTATTACCTTCCCTAGCACTAACGCCTACGTGAGCATGGTCATCAAGCCATTTATCTAGTAACCCGAATAACGCAGGATACTCATCAGGTTCTAGGTATCTTAAGTGCCAGTCAGTAGGAGACTTACGTATATAAAAACGCAGGTCATCATCTAACATAACTATTTTAGGGTCGGTAGAGTTTTCATGTATGTATTTACGTTTACCTGATATACCTTTTATAGTTTCAGGAATAACCATATATTTACAGTCATACTTATCTTTATATAGATGCTCCTCATCCTCATCTATTACTAGGACTACGTCTTTACGCATATCCTCAGGGAAATATGACAAGGTCACTTGATCGTGTGCCCTGCCTCTAGTTGGAATATAAATAATCATTATAGTATGTCCTCCTCATATTCACGTGGTTTATATCTTGCACGTGGTCTACCTTGACCTAAACGTGTCCTTTCGTATTTATCAAACTCACATAGGCAATGCTCTATGTCTCTCATTTCTAACGGTAATGGCTCGTTATTTAATAACGCTAGTAAATCTCTCATTTCTTGTATGAATAAAGGTTTTTTCTGCTTACTATCTAACGGTCTACCGAATATTCTATTTAACCCTCTCATTGCTCCTGGTCCAGGATTAGCCCAAGTCATTATATCTGGTGCGTCTTTTAACCATTTAGTGTGTCTTATATCAGTTACTACTTCATACGACATAAAATCACTAAACCCAGCGTAAGGTAAAAAACTTTTCCAGCTTTCTTCTAAACTGCTAAAGTGATAAGGCATCCTAGCATATAGCGGAGTGAGTATTTTGTCAACTGTTTGTTCTATTTTAGTTCCGCCTAACGTACCCGTTAACATGTAAGCACCTGTATATACTTTTTCTTTTCTAGACATACGGGCTTCCATTATAGCTTTGACTTTTTCAGGTTCCCATTTATCGGGGAAACCTATTTCTTCTAAAGTGTCTGGCCAGTTAATTTGCCTAGCTACCGCCATAGCGAAAGGCAAGTTACGGTGGTCAGCGTATGGCTCTCTCCAGTTTTCCCTAATCCATATAGTTACCCTATCTAACTCACGATACACATTACAAAAACTATATTCAGTGAGTATAGCATCATCACTCCAAGGATAAGGCTCATTATTAATTTCTTTTCTTATAAATATGTTGTGGCGTTCTACCATAAAACGGTTAAAGTCGTCTACTCTTTTTAAATTTATATCCACACTACTTCTCCTTATGTAAACTTATAAAATATTCAGCGTCTATTAATACAAGGGGTTTACTTCTGTTACGTTTTAAAACTACTAATGGCTCGTATTTACCACAATTACTTTGAGCTTGTTCGTAAGCTTTCCATAAATTTACAGCTTCTTGATTTTTACACTCTATAGAGTAAGGAAACTTATCTCTTGATTGTTTACCCATAATAATATCTTCACCCTGACTACCCATAGGTCTGCTTTCTAAGTCTTCTGAATCTAAACCTAATATAGCTACCATCTTACTAGCGAACCACTGTTGCAGTTTACGACCTTTAGCCTTAGCACTACTAGGACGCACTCTGCCACCATGTAGGTTGTCTGTCGGGTAGTTTATTCCACTGGGCGTAATGCTTTTCATTAACTACGTAATCACGGTAAGCCTTAACAGGGTCAGTGTTTTTATACTGGTCGGGCATAGCCTGTGGCATAGTAGTTAAACCTATGTCTGGGATACTAGCGGGAGCCTCACAGAGTATGTGATTTAGTTTAGTAAAACTAAGGTGCTCTCTATCGTACCTAGTTTTATACTCCTGACATAAAGCATAAAAGTGGTAATAAAGCCACGTATAGTTTTGTAATGATTCCCTAGCCCATATACTACAAGGGTGATTAATATGTGCGGTTTTATAGATACCGTTAAAGTCACACCACTCGTCACCGTTAAGTACACGGTGTGCGGTACTAAGCATTTGAGCCGACTCTAAAGGCATTTTAACTACTAACTTATCAGGTAGCATACTTGCAGCTTTGAAAGGATCTTTATGCACATAAAATATATTCATATAATTTCTCCTATATATAATAAAATTTTACTTTACTTGTAAATAAAAAGTAAAGCTAAATCATCACTTTA